CGAGTTGACGGAAGTCATGACGGAGTACCGCGCTGAACACGAGCGCATGCTCTGGTCACTGCCAGCCACAGGCTCAGCGTTTAAGAAGGTCTACTATGATCCCAATTTGGGACGTCAAGTGTCGATGTTTATTCCTGCGGAAGATATGTATCTGCCGTACGGCACAACAGATCTGGATACTTGCTACCGCATCACGCACGTTATGCGTAAGACTAAGAACGAGATCATCAAGCTTCAGCAAGCAGGCTTTTACATTGACGTTGAGTTATCCGATGCACCTAGAGACTTGACAGACATTCAGAAAGCCAAGGACAAAGAGACAGGCTTTAGTGATTTGAATGACGATCGCTACACCCTGTATGAGTGCCATGTAGATTTGAACCTTGAAGGTTACGAAGACAAGGACGACTCTGGTGAAGAGACCGGCATCATGTTGCCGTACGTTGTCACGTTGATTAAAGGCTCTAACGACATCCTGTCGATCCGCCGCAACTGGAAGGAAGATGATGACCTCAGACTCAAGCGCCAGCACTTCGTTCACTACCAATATATTCCGGGTTTTGGAGCTTACGGCTTCGGGCTTTTCCACCTTATCGGAGGCTTTGCTAAATCCGCTACGTCCCTCATGCGCCAGCTTGTCGATGCAGGAACGCTTGCCAATTTGCCCGGAGGACTCAAGACACGGGGCCTGCGAATCAAGGGCGACGACACACCAATCGCACCCGGAGAGTTCCGTGATGTAGATGTTGGTTCGGGCACGATCCGCGACAACATCCTGCCGCTCCCGTATAAAGAGCCAAGCGCTACGCTGTTTAACTTGATGCAGACCATCGTTGATGAAGGTCGTCGCTTTGCCGCGACTGCTGACATGAAGGTGTCTGACATGTCTGCACAGGCTCCTGTGGGAACCACACTTGCGTTGTTAGAAAGACAACTGAAGGTAATGACTGCGGTGCAGGCTCGTGTGCACTTTGCACTCAAGCAAGAGTTCAAACTCTTGAAGAACATCATTCGCGACTACACCGACGCGGACTACACATACACACCCGAGTACGGCACGCGTAAGGCCAAGAAGAAAGACTATGACTTGGTGGACGTTATCCCCGTGTCAGACCCCAACGCTGCGACCATGTCCCAGCGCGTTATACAGTACCAAGCCGTTATTCAGATGGCGCAGATGGCTCCGGACATCTACAACTTGCCCGAACTACACAGGGGCATGCTTAATGTCTTGGGCATCAAAAACGCTGAGAAGCTTGTGCCAATTGAAGAAGACATGAAGCCAATTGACCCAGTGCAAGAAAACCAAAACGCACTCAAGGGTACACCGCTCAAGGCGTTCTTGCACCAAGACCATCAATCGCATATACAAGTGCACATGATGATGCTGCAAGACCCGATGATTCAGCAGTTTATTGGCCAGAATCCACAGGCTCCCAAAATCATGGGTGCAATCACGGCGCACATTGCAGAACACGTTGGCTACAAAATGCGCCAGCAAATCGAGCAGCAATTGGGAATGCCCTTGCCTCCCGAAGACGAGAAGTTGCCACCGCAGATTGAGATTGCATTGTCGGGCATGATGGCTCAAGCAGCCAACCAAGTACTGATGCAGAACCAAGCGCAGGCGGCTCAAATGCAGGCACAGCAACAGATGAAAGACCCCGTGTTGCAGTTGCAGATGCAGGAACTCCAACTTAAACAACAAGAGTTAGAACTCAAAAAGCAGAAGATGATGGTGGACGCGTCTGCCAAGGCTGATGCACAAGAGTTGAAAGAACAGGAAGTCAAAGGGAAACTGGAGTTGGAGGCTTTACGCACAGGTGCGCAAATTAAAGAAAGCCAAGCCAAACAACAGTTCGAACAAGAACGTGCTGGTATCCAGATTGGTTCCGACATCGCAAAGAGTAAAGCCCAGATGGATTTACAAGCGCGTACTGCTGCGCTCTCAAACAGCAGCAAACAACGTGAGCCTAAATCATGATCCAAGACTTCGTACGCGTATTACGTGAAAAAATACGCACTGACATGAACAACTATGCCGATGACTTGGCGGGTGGTTCATGCCGTACTTTTGAAGAGTACCAAAAACTCTGCGGGATTATTCAGGGTCTAGCCCTCGCAGAGCGTTATCTACTTGACCTTGCACAGAAAGTTGAAGAATCCAATGAGTGATCTTGATCTCTCCCCCGGTGCTTTTGCACTGCCTGAACCCATCCAATCTTTGGATGCACCCGAGCCTGATGCTTCAGACGAACTAAAAGCCACGCAACTCCCCACCCCAACAGGTTGGAAGATTCTTTGCGCTGTGCCAGATGTCGACGAGAAGATTGCAGGATCAAACCTGTATAAACCAGTTGAGTTTATGCGCCAAGAAGAAACAGCAACCACTGTGTTGTTTGTCTTAAAAGTAGGCCCCGATGCGTACAACGACACCGCCAAGTTTCCCAACGGAGCATGGTGTAAAGAGGGCGACTTCGTGTTAGTACGTACTTACTCCGGCACAAGATTTAAGATCTTTGGCAAGGAGTTCCGTCTCATCAACGATGACCAAGTTGATGCTGTTGTGCAAGACCCTCGCGGCCTGACCCGCGCTTGAAAGGAAGAATATGGCTGACCCATACAAGTTCCCCGACGAAGTCGAAGACAAGAAGACCAATGAGGTTGAGTTTGAAATTGAAGGGGCTGATGAAGTAGAGATTGAAATTGAAGACGACACACCCGAGCGCGATAGAGGCCGCAAGCCCCTAGACCGTGAAGTGCTTGATCCGACCGATGAAGAAATCGAGTCCTATTCTGACAAAGTCAAAGGACGCATTAAAGAGCTGACCCACGCCCGTCACGACGAGCGCCGTGTCAAAGAAGCAACAATGCGTGAGAAGCAAGAGCTTGAGCGTCTTGCACAGCAGTTGATTGAGGAGAACAAACGCCTCAAACAAAACGTCTACACAGGACAAGAAGCCATCATTGAAGGCGCGAAGTCAAAAGCCGAGTCTGAACTCGTTATGGCACGTCGCAAACTCAAAGAAGCCCAAGAGTCCTTCGACACGGATGCCATCATTGCAGCTCAAGAAGAGGTGATGGATGCAAAGATTCGTGCAGAACAAGTAAAAAATTATCGTCCTGCCCCTTTACAGGAAGAAAATTTTGAGGTACAAACGCAACAAGCCCAACCTTCAAGGGCTGAACCGGACGAAAAAACTCTGCGCTGGCAGGCAAAAAACCAGTGGTTCGGACAGCAAGGGTTTGAGGAATACACCAGCTACGCACTAGGGCTGCATCAAAAGCTAGTCACAAACGGAGTGGATCCCCGCTCTGCTGAATATTTCGATCAAATTGATGGTCGCATGAGGTCAACGTTTCCTGATTTATTCGGGCAGACAAATGACAAGCCAAGGTCTGGTGAGGTTCAAAAACGACCTACGACAGTGGTTGCCTCTGTATCTCGTTCTACGAGTGCAGGAAAAATTAAGCTGACTCAAACGCAAGTGGCGTTAGCTAGAAAATTTGGTTTAACCCCGCAGCAGTATGCTGCACAAGTAGCAAAGTTGGAGAACTAAGATGGCTGAAACTAATGACCGCTCAAATCGTGACAGTAAGTCGCGCGATAAATCTGCTCGTACGGTATACGTACCACCGAGCAACCTGCCCGATCCGACACCTGATCCAGATTACACGTTTCGCTGGGTAGCGACTCATGTGCTAGGTCAGCCATTAGCCAACAACGTGTCCTTACAGATGCGCGATGGCTATGAGCCGGTGAAAGCAGTGGATCATCCGGAATTGGCTTTGTTTGGCAACAACGCAAACGGCAATGTGGAAATTGGTGGGCTGATGCTTTGCAAGGCTCCCAAGGAACGCGTCCAAGCCCGCGCTGAGTACTATGCCAACCAATCTCAAAACCAGATGGATTCAGTTGACAATCATTTCATGCGAAATAACGACCCTCGGATGCCCTTGTTTGCTGACCGCAAGTCATCATCAAGTCGCGGACAAGGATTTGGTTCTGGTTCTAAATAATTTTAGGAGTCCTTCATGGCTTATCCCATCATCGACGCCCCCTACGGCGTCAAGCCGGTCAATCTGATCGGTGGTCAGGTATTTGCTGGTTCTACCCGCAATCTACCTATTGCGTACAACTACGGCACTGCAATTTATTACGGTGACTTAGTTACATTGGGCACTACTGGCTCTACAGCCGGTTTTGTCATCCCATCTTCAACAAGCACTAGCTTGGTGAGCAAGGGTACTGTTGGTGTTTTCTTGGGCTGTTACTACACAAACCCAACCACCAAGAACCGTCAGTTTGCTCAGTACTATCCCGGTTCTGTTACCGCTGGTGACATCACTGCGATCGTTGCTGATGATCCTGACCAAGTGTTCAAAATGGCTGCGGTTACTGCTGCTTCTACTGCCACAATCTCTTCATTCCCATCAGCAATGGTTGGTTTGAATGCAGTATTGAACACGCCTGTTGGTAGCACTGTTTCTGGCAACTCTGGTGCCGGTTTGGTTGCTGCAAATACAACAACTGCTGTTGGCTCTGGCGGTGCGTTCCGTATCTTGAACTTGGTTCCTGATACACAGATCAGCACTTCTGCGGTTTTCGT